CCCGAGTTCTTCCAGTGGCCCACTTGCACGAGTAGCCACAACGTCGTATTTGTTCCCGTTTCGCATAATTCGCACAGATGAGGCTGGATTCATGCCCGCATATTGCTTTGCAACTGCTGGATTCTCCGCCACATACAACCCATGCCCATAAGCCTGCGCCCCCTCCCCCGTTCCGATCTTAGAAGAATCGAACTTGTCGAACTTGTGCGGACTCCCGTGCCACACAATCGCGCCGGTCTGCGGGTGCATCCGATTCGGCACCTGCGCATTCTGCAACGCCTTAGCGACAGCGTTTTCACTGAGCATGCCGACCTTGCCAACCACCTGCGGGCTGTTCAGTATCCCACCTAAGACCCGCCCCGCTGTCTCGTTCATCGACCCCGTTTGCTGCCGCAGCAGCCCTAGCCCTTCCATCGCCCCGCCAATGCTCGCAGACCCGCCAAAGGGTGCAGCGGCGAAGTTTGGCGTAGGCGCACCGAGATACCTAGGAACCGTCATTAGTTGCGCGGCGAGATCCACCGGAGCGCCCAGGAAATCAGCGGACATGCCACGGCTGACTCCGTGCGCCAAGTCTTTCAACCCGGCAACGTTCCGATTCGGCGTGCCCAACAATCCGAGCGGACCAACGCTCTTAGCCCGGTCTAGTGTCCTGCCAAGGAAACCGAAGAAATCGTCCATGTCACTTCCTCACTTCCGCATCGCCTTGTCCACATAGTGCAGCACGATGGCCAGCAGGATCGCACCGGCCCCGATTCCGACTAGGAACGAAAGCCAGGAGGCAAGCATGCAGGAAACGCTCAACCTTCCCTCATCATCTTGGCCAATCGCTGCGCCCTAGCCCCAACCTGCCGCGCCCACAGGCTAGACAGCATGCCCTCGGAGGCTTCCTCGTAATTGCCTGCTTTCATGGCTGCGATGGTGTTAACGAATCCTTTCAACCTGCCTAATCCGAGGTTGAAACACATGTCGGCCAAGACCTGCTGCCTCGCGTCCGTCATCTGCCGCCACCAAGGCCACGTCCGGTCAAGATCGGCTTCGACGGTATCGATGTCGTGTTCGAGCAGCGCAAACGCTTCGGCCTGCGTGATCCCCACGTCGTCCAAGTTGCGGCCGACACCGATGGTGATCTTGCCCGCAGTGCAACGGTACGGGAACAGTCGAAGCCCTTCGTGGAGCACCAGCATTGACCGCAGCTCGTCTCTATTCATTTCGTCGCCTTCGGTATCATCGCAAGAATCCTGTCCCACGCGACCCGAGTGCCGCGCACCGGGTCAATCGACAGTAACCCGGTGACCAGCATCCACAACCCTTGATTCATTTCGGTGTCAGACCACCACACCGACGCCGCCACGCCGATGCAAGCGCCGAGCATGAGCCGCCGAAATAGGAAGCACGCTATCTGCCGCGCGTTCGACTTGTCGAGTTCGCCGCGATCCATTGCCAGCGCCCAACCCGCGATGCCTCCGATACAGCCCATTCCCATGAACGAAACGAGCGGGTACGAGTGCAGCAGCCCGGAGACATCCGCTAGGACCGCCGCCGTGCCAATTGTTACGCTAACCGTGGTTACCGAGTCGGCCATATCTGCACCTGAGCGCCTTTCGCGTTGTTGCATCCCGTATCAGGGTCGCAAGCGCCCCGAATGCGATCACGCCCAGAGCAAGCACAGTCGGCGTGTATAGCTCGGCTTCAACAAAGTGCAGGAAAGTCCAACTTGCAACGAATACCAGCAGCAGCGTCGTCGTTACCTTGATCCGATCCCAATACGGCTCGATCCAAGGACGCGGGATCAGCACCAGCGATACGACGATCTTCGCCCCGCCCGTCAGCATCATGATGATCCCCCATGCGTGCTCCAATCCCTGCGATGCGAGTACACGTGTGAACAACGTGTCGTCGCCGTTCCACGGACTTGCGAACCAGCCCATCACGAGCAGGATCGCTCCGAGCGTGGCGCTGTCTGTTCGGAACTCGGATCTGCGGCGGTCGATCACTTGCGTTGCTCCTGGTTGCGGTGTAGGGTTGCGGGCTGTTTATCTGGAGATGACGATGCGAAAACCTGATTACTCCGATATCGATGCGGCCGAGGGTCTTGGGTTTGCGTTCAAGGCTATATGCATTCCGGTGGCCGCTGTGCTCATCGTCTATTTCGTTCTCACCGGGATATTTGGCTGATGTAGTCATCTATCGCCGCGCGGTCTTCTTCGTCCTCGCGTCTGGCAATACCTGTCAGTGCATTCAATTGCGCAGGCAATGCTGCCGGAGATAGCTCCGTCGACTTGGCGAGCCATCGCACGAAGCGCGGGTTTGTCATCAGTTTCGCCGAGCCGTACGCCAGCGGGAGAGGTGCCAACAATGCCGCTGCCGTGCCTACATTTCCGCTTGCGAGAGCCGTAGCCGCACCGGATCCCAAACTAGCGCCGACGACCACTTGACCTGTGCCCGATGGATTCGACAGCACGCGCGAGCCTTCGCGCACGGCGTTCGCAGCTTTGGCGATCTGTTCAAGGTCACGACGCATCGTGCCAGAATGCAGCCCAAATAATTGCGCCTTCGCTTGCGGGCTGACCTTGTTCCAGTTCGTGAGAAATGTCTCAACGCTGAACACCTCGCCCGTATCGTTTTGCGAACCCGGCCTAGCTTGACCCATACGCTTAACGAATGCCGCCGTAACCGCTTTTCGCTCCTCGGGCTTGATACTGCGCATCGTTGCAGCGAGCGCCGTGCCGCCGTCGTCCAGCCCGCTCGTCACGGCCTTGAACGCATCCTCGGGCGCATCCTTGCGCGCCACACGATTTAGAAAGCCGTCGATGCGCTCGTGGCCCGCTTTCGTGAAAGCATTGGCGCGACTGAATGCCTGCTTTGCATCTTTCCCCGCTGCCCCGGCCGCACCTTCCAAGTCTTGCGAAAGCGCCCCGTACAGCGCCTTCCACTTGCTGCGCGGCACATCGCTGGATAGGTTGAAGTTCTCGATCTGATCACCGACGAGTGTGCGAAGTTTTTTAATGGCCTCGTACGGGAGCGTTTCTGCTTCTGCTGCTGTTTTTAGAATTTCCGCTTCCCGCAATGTCTTGGGATTGCCAAACGATCCTTTTGTGTTGACATCAGCCTCTAACGCGCCTTGGATGTTCTTTATTTTGGCGTTCTTGAACAATTCCGACAGATTCGGTGCGCCCGGTATGTCAGCATTTAGCTCAACTAACGCCTTCCGAGTATTCGCAACGTCGATGCGCTTGGTCTGCGGAATAAAGTCGTCCAGCTTGTCATACAGCGCGTTCTGCGTTTCCTTGAAACGCTGCACGAAACCCTGAATCCCCGTCTCAATCGTTCGCCCTGCCCGCTCCGGGGATGCCCCAGGAGCCAAGGCATCGGCGCGCGACGTAACGGCCTGCCCCATCTTTTCGGCGGTATCACGACCCTTTGCCGCAAGCACGCCAGCGCCCCCAGGGATCTTGCCGGCAAGTCCTTCGATGTACTGCGGCACTCGCGCTCCGGTTGCCTGACCGGCGCTCGGTACAATATCTGCCGTCTCGAATGCCTTCAGATTGTCAGCGGTTGCAATGCGACCAGCCTCTCCGCCTCGATACAGCCTGCGGGTTGCCTCTTGCGCTAAAGCCGTCCCGGCAGACGGCAACATTCCGCCCGCCATCGCAGCGGCCATCTGTCCCCACGTCCCGGCCCCTTCGTTTCGTGCGGCATCCCCCGCCGCCGCGCCGGTCGCACCGCTCACTACTTGCATGCCGGGACCGGCGCTCATGATTTCGCCGACACCCCTAGCTACTGGAGCGGTCGACCCGGACAATACATTTCCAAGGCCAACACCCGTCGCAGCCGAGGCCATGCTGCCCGCCACATTCTGCGCGAATCGTTCCGTTTCGCTCGCTGGCTCCGGCAGGCCGATGCGAGTGAGCAACCGATCTAACGCGGACGATGTACCAAGCCCAAGCGCATCACCAGGCAGCGCCGCGAGTGACGTGACACCCTTGATTCCGGCGCGCGCGGTTAGCCCGACTTGCCGGGCAAGCTCGCCGAATGTGCTGCGGCCTTCGGTGGGCGCTTCAGATGCAGGAGTGCCGCCGTATTGCTTGGCAAGCGCAGCATAATCCGGCCCGGACGCCTCAGATGGTTGCCCGCCATACTTCCGTGCAATCGCTGCATAATCGGTCATCGAATCCCCGCATCTCGTCGGAAGTTGTCCGCTTCCCTTTGGCTGTTGAAAGTAAACGTCTGCCCGTCAGGCGTCCGCACAGTCACGCCCGATTGTTGCGCCGGGCCTTGTCGACCTCGCGTCGGAGTAATCGGATCCAGCTTTAATGCCCCCGGTCTGCGCGAGTATTCCTCCAACGCTGCCGGGGTCACGCCTGCGGTGCGGTTGCCCGCTACGGAATTGACGCGATTGACCACGGTCGGCCATGCGTTGTAGAGATCCTGCGCGCTGAATGCGCCGCTCGACATCTGCTCCACCGTGCGCCGTTCGCCTTCGTTCATGGTCACGGCACCGCCCGAGTAGAGCTTGAGCAAGTCATTGGCGACGGCCTGAACTTGGCTCTTAACAACCTTGCCTTCAGGAGATAGGAAGAAGTTCGCCATGCCGAGATTTTTTGCATACCCGACACCGGGCACGTCGGTCGGCGAATACCTGCCAAGCGTGTCGTTGAGCGTGCGCGTCGTGGACAGCAGACCGGGGAAATTCTCCTTGTCCAGTGCGCTCGATAGGTCACTCGCGCCGCGAATCGCGCCGCTTTTCAAATCTTGCGCGCGCCGGTATTCCAAGTCGTCGCGGCGCATGTCTAATCCCATGCGAGCAGTCTGAGCCGCCATGCCTTGGATGGCTTGGTTGCCTTGCGCAATCATCGCTTGCAGTTGCAATGCCTGACGCTGCGCCTCCTCGCGGCTGGCACGATCCAATGCTTTATCCTCAGATCGCATATTCAATTCGAGCAGCCTAGCCTGTAGCGCATCCTGCCGCGCTTGCCGTTGCGCCTGTATATTCAACGCTGTCTCAGGCGGGATGACGCCAGCAGCAGCGCCCGCCGTAACAAGCCGATCAAGATCGAACGAAGGGCCAGTTTCCGGTTTCGCGGCCGGTGCGCCACTCTCAGACGCGCCAATGCCGAGGATCTGATTCATCCCGCCATCATCCATCCCGCCTGTTACCCCTTGCCCCGGCATCACGGCTGGAGCGCCTTGCTGAAGGATGCCGAGCCGTTGCATATTCTCGGGCGAGTAGAATTGCGCTTTGCGATCTCGCTCTGCGGCCTGCGCTTGTGTAGCCTGCACTTGCGCCCGCAATGCCTCCATTTGCAACGGGGCCATCTGAGCCGCTCGCAGTGATTCCTCTTGCTGCCGCTGCATCCCTGACAGCATCCCCATCCCCTGCAAAGCCCGCATGTTTCGGTCCTGCGAGGATTGCATCCCCTGGAGATACCCGGCATATCCCGGTCCGTACAGTTGCGACAAGTCCATAGGTCACCTCAAGCCGAATTGCTGACTGAACATCCGCTTCATCATCTCGTCCATGCTGTTGTCGCTGGTCAACCCTGAGATCGTGTTACCCGCGATGGCATACGGCTGCCCCGATGTGCTGGCGATCTGCTGCCCGAGATTCGCCTGGATGCCTTGCCCCGACAGACCGAGCGATCCGAGCGAGTTGACCGTGTTCGAGTAACGGTCATAGAGCGCCCCGGTCGCCAAGCCTTGCGCAGTCGGCGACACGCCCGGATTGCCGAACTTCGTCGACAGTGCCCGCATGGTTGCGTTTGCTGCGCCGGTCGCCTCCGGGCTGGTGTAGAACGAGTCGGGATTGTTCAGGTAGCCGACAGCTTTGTTCAAGAACGGCGCACGCTGCCCGGACATCTGCGCTTGCAGATCCTTGAGCGCGTCGGTCTGCTGTTTGCTGCCGAGCAGGCCAATCCCTGCGCCGCCGAGTTGCCCAAGCATGCTTAGCATGCTCTGGTCAACATCGAGGCCGAGCGTGTCTTTCAGGAACTTCTGCAACGGGCTGGTAGTGGTCGGAGTGGTAGGCGTCGTGGGTGTCGTCGGCGCGGAACTGGTCGACGGCATTCCAGGCGTAGACGGTAGGCCCGTTGCCGGGATCGTCGACAGCATGCTGGCCGAGTTCGCTAGATCAACCATTGCAGGAACGATATTCCCCGCCGCGTCAAGGGTAAGCGCCCCAAGCGCCCCGGTCGTACCTGCGCCCAATCCAGCACCCGCAGGCCCCATCGCCGCAAGTGCGGCTATGCCTTCAGCGGTCAACCCGCCGACGCCGGAAAGCCCTGCGACCGTAGGCATGCTGCCGCCCGAGTAGAGCAAGCCTGACTGCGCGACCGTGCTTGGCGTGATCGTGGGAGCGAAGGATGAACTGAACGTGCCAGCACCCGCCGCTTCCGGCGCAGCAGCCGCAGCACCCGCACCCGCTGCCCCCAATGAAGCGGCGAACGGTCCTGCCGCAAACGCCGCCAACGGCAGCAAAGCAGGCCCCATTCCATCCCAGAACCCGGTCGGGTTTATCCCGTAGAAATCCGAGGTCATGCCTTCAGGACGGAACGTGTACTGCCCGTTCTCCATCTTGATCGCAGAACGCGGATCTGCAAGGTACTGCTCCAGCGTCAACCCCTGTGCGCCCTGGTAGCCGTCACGCAGATTCTGGAGCACGCCTTGAACTTGCTGCTCGGTCAACGCCTGACCCGGAACGATGGATTCAAACTCGGAGCCAAAGCCTCCAGGCAGACCCCAATCAACACGCCGCTCGATGGCCGCAGGATCGACGCCCTGCCACAGCCGAGAAAACTCTGCGAGCCTTCGCACTCGTTCCTGTTCCCGCTTGTCTTCCTGACGTTCGCTCATCGTTGCACCCCTAAAGAACCAGCCAGCCTGCGCCGTGCTCGTAAACCAAACTCTGCCCTGTGGTCAGGGCTTTCGCCATCTGCCGATACTTCGTGCCCGAGTCATCAATCTGAACGGTCGGTGTGGCTGTGACCGTGTCCGCGTTATGCACGCAGAGGTACACGATATTCCGAACGGTGTTGTTTGTGCTTGGCGCATCGCACACATCGACCGCCGTCGCGCCCGTCGTGAGATTGGTGGACACAACGCGCCGGTATTCTTCCGTCCCTGATTTCGTCTGCGCCGGTACGTCGTAGTAGGAAACGGTCACATGCAGTTCGTTCGTTGTCACGACTCCCGCCAGTACGACTTGCAGCTTCCGCGTGGTCTTGTCGAGCGAGATCATATGGTCCCCTGATCCGCTTCAAGGTCGATTGCCTCGATGCCGTGCGGACGATTCGATACACCGGATAGTCCGGTGATCTTGATCGAGATCGCCTTGCCCGTGCCGAGCTTGCGTATCTGCTGCTTCGTCTGACTTGCGTCGATGGTTCGCGCCGTCGAGAAGTTCTTGTAGTTGTCCGTGGACCACGATACCGACAAATTCAACGTCGATGCCGCACGGTCGCCGACAATGGACAGCCGGTTGAACCGCTTCACGTTCGAGCTATCGAAATCGATTTCACCCGTCTGGATGGTTCCCGAAGCCGGAGCAGCGGCGTTCGTCACCGTCTGCGTTGCATCCGAACCCACGAACCGGGCACCGTGCGCCGATGGGTTGTCGATGGTGTCGGATTGCGTCATGCCGTATTCAAGCGACCACGGATGCCACATGTTCACGTTGCTGTGCCACACGTAGCAGCTAGTCGCATTAGACGCAGAGGTCACCGCGAGCACCGGCACGCCGTACGACGACAGCACATTGAGCCGCGCATTCGTCAAGTCCGTGGCCGTCAACCAAGCATCCATCGTCTGATCGGAGATGCGCCGCGGCTTCAAGCCATCCATCAGATACACGCCCGGCAGTCCGCGCTCCTTACCGATAAACGCGACCGTATCGCCGAACTCACAATATGCGTACTGGTTCACGCAGCCGACGTGTGAGGTTCCTTCCTGCACGCGCGTAAGCGAACTGCCGACCGGGTTTCCTGTGTTCTGGAACATCTCCACAGACGACGACGACAGCGCCAGCAGGCCATTGCCATAGCGAACGCAGCCAATGCCGAGGTCGATGGTTTCCTGCGTGACGATGAAGTTCAGCGGATCGTAGGACGCGATGTTGTTGATGTCGCTCCCCCAAATCTGCCCCGTCGTGTCCATCTGATACGCGATGCCATCCAGCACCGCGAACCGCCCGGTCGGAACTCGGCTCGGCGTGGCGTTGCCCGGATAGTCCGTGTCGAGGATCTTCGCAATCGGCGTGCGGGTAATCGACTGCGCCGCAGCAGTAGCCGTCGCCGCTTGTGAGATCGTGATCGTTGCACCACTAATCGCCGTAATGACAGTGCCGCCTGGAATGTTCGCGTGCGTGACCGTCTGCCCGACGTAAACACCTGTGGTGCTGACGACGTTCGTGATCGACACGCTGCTGTTCAAGTCACCCGTAAACGTCGGCGAACCCGTACCCGCGTCCGACGGGTAGTACCACGCCGTCTTGTCCGTGCTCGAAATCAGCAGCGTGGCAACGGTAGCGAATGCCTCGTCGATAAACTTGGCCTGCCCGGTAATCGTCCCCAGGCTCGCGGATGTGCTGTAGATCGTGCTGTTGGTCGAGCCGAACGCGGTAATCGGCGTGCCCGACTGATAGCGCCACAGCCGAATCGCCGTACCCGCACCGCTCGCAGACGCAGGCGAACCCGCCAACGCATACGACTGCCGCCCGTAAACGCGAGGCGTCGTGCGCCCCGTGGCCTCGTTTTTGTAGACCGTAAAGGTACAGTCCTTGAATGACTGATCCTTGCCGCTACCGTACAGCGCCGTGTTCGTGGAATCCCGGCTGGCAAGCGATCCGATGAGCGGAATTCTCATAGGTCGGAACTCGCCGTGCGGAGTTCGGTGCGCTTGGTCGCAATCGCCGCTTGAATCGAAGCCACGTCCGCTTGCAGCAACGCGCGACGAGCGTTCACGTCGCCAAGCTCGTCCTGCTTTTGCTTGAGCGTATCGCGCAGCACGCGAAGTTCTGCCGCCACTTCTAGGGCTTGATTAAGTGGCATGCTCGTCGACCTCGACCGTTCTGGTGGATTGATTCCCCATCGCTACACCATCAAGGCTTGACGAGTACAGAGGTGCGCCCAATTCTTTCCGTTCATTACGCCCTGCGTTGCGCTAATCGGCTTGTCGATCATTTTTGCCAGTTTCCAATAACCGATTGCGCCAGATACGATCTTCAATCGCTGAGCAGTTAACTCGGTGAATATGTTTAGAGGATGCCGTTCGCCCCTCAAGCTAACTACTTTGTGTCTGCCTTTGCGCATCATGTCCGCATTGTTGTCGGCATAGGTTCCGACAGACAAATGTGCAGGATTAACGCAGCTAGGGTTATCACAGTGATGCATCACGATCAATCCATCAGGGATTGGCCCCTTTGCAATCTCATACGAAAGACGATGCACGTACTTGTTGCGTTTATTTACATTGATAATCCCGTAACCAGAAGGAATCTTATTACCTGTCCACATCCAACAGTCATCATCAGATCCCTTTGATACACGACGCCAGAATCTATTCTCAACAGGGATCGGTTTAGGTCCGGTCTTTGCCATTGTCAGTGCTCGCATACGTTCGTCGCACGGTGCAGTTCGTCGAACCATATTTGGCAATGGTCCGCGTCTTCGTACGCACTGATTGCTGGGATGCCAAGCGTCCAGTGATACAGCTTGGCAGTTTCGTTATGCGGCTGCTCGTCGCACAGCCAATTCCACTCCAAAGGAATAGACCCGATCCGCTCGTCTTTTATCCATTGGAATCGGTGCAGATACTCACTGGATTTCTCTGCTACAAACTCTGGCGTTAAATTGAGATTCGCCGAGTGTCCGCAGTTCCATAGAACAACACTGCTCCACTGCTTTCGAGGGTAGTCACGATTTGGCTGCCCCCAATATTTAACTTTATGCTTTGTCTTGTAGTCGTGCTTACACACGGCAACATCGCAGTCATTCGGCAGATGCTCGAATATCTTGGCAACGTCATCGCATAGAACCATGTCGCCATCTATAAAAATAGCCTGCCCCTTGAACCCACACAGGTACGGGACCAAAAATCTTGAGTGCACAAAAGCATTCGTCCCCTTATGCGTCTCTTCATAAAACGGCATCGTGTTCAGCGCCAGCGGATGAATGCTCACCGGCACCGACGCATGGCGAATGATGCTGTTCACGCAGACGTGAAAGGCGATTGCCTCTCTGGCATCGTAACCGACGAAGATTTTCAGCGGATGCATTAGAACTCGACCTCGCTTCCCTCGTAGCCTTCAGTGTTGACTTCGTTCAGCAGGTCATTGCGGATCTGCTGATACTTCGCTTCCCACACTTGCAACCGCGCGTCCTGCCCGACGAACGGGATCGCTTCCGCCACCGATGCCGCGAGATACAGATCAGGATGCACGCGGACCACTTCGTTAAACGTGAGCGTCGTGGTCAGCGTCATACGCCGCCAGTACACGCCTTTCATGTTGTACGTCGTGCCGGTGTCCGGGTACGGACCGAAGATGAAGTTGGAACCCTCTCGCGCCACGTAGCCAGGACGCCCCGCAGCATCGCGGTGCGGGTATCGCTCGTAGATGAACCGCGCCGTGCGCTTCTGTAGAAACTTGGTCGGCTGCTCGTTGTTGAGATAGGCATACTTCAGGTCCACGAAGTCCGCAGGCAACGGCACCACGCCTGCGCTCACCGTCGCGGAGATGTCGGCCTCCATCTCACGGCATCGCACCTCGCGCCCGATCCGCTGGTGCGCCATCAGGATCAGGTCATCAATCGTCGTGCCGCTGAAGTCGCCGGAGGACGAATCGACCCATGCGAAGATCGCGGTCTTGAGTTCGCTATAAGTTTGGATGGCCATGCCCTACCCCTTGCACGCGCGGATGTGGAAATGCGCCCCACGAGGCTGGAGCGCTTTTCCACACGTCGGACAATTGACGCTGCTGGTGCTTACTTCTTGCCTTTGCCCGGCATCGGCATTGGCATCGGCTTCTTCGACTTTGAACGCACTTCGGATCACCTCCCTTCGTAGTTGCTCGGCTTCCTGCTCTCGGATGGCGTATATCTGTCGGCGTCTCATGCGGCCACCTTCATCTGTTTGATCGCTTCCACATGGTCACGCATCCAGTGCTTTCGCTTGCCCTTGTAGTGGACGATGTAGGCATCCGGGTGTGCGTCGATCTCGACGGCGCTCGACAACACAAGGTTATGCGTCTGCGACGGATAAACCTGCGTCGATGGATAGTTCGGCACCAGCTTGGCCAGCAGCACCTGATCGCCGTACCACGCCCAGGCGTCTCGCTGGATGAGCCAGTACAACTCGCACCACGACAGCCAGAACGCCACGCCCGCATGCCCTGATCCGTAGAGAACGCCCCCGTTGTAAATCTGTCCGGCAGCGTTCTTCGGCGGTATGCGTTCCGTTACGGCCACCGGCCCGGTAAATGCGCCGGTTAAGTCGCGTTGCACAACGCAGTCGGAGTCCAAGAAAATCGCTTCGCGTCGATCCCGCAGGAAGTGATACTGCGCTATCGTGCGGTCGTACATGAGCGTCTCTTTCGAGCAGTGCCCGCGTACCGGCGTCAACGTCCTGAACTGCGTATGAATATCTGTAAGCACATACAGGTCGGCGGCGGGATTCGTGATCCGCGCCGCTTCCGCAGCAAGCTCGGCCATTGCGGCGTGCTCGTCACCTACTGCGAAAAATACGATGTTCATCGCGGCGTGCCGATCCAAACGAATCGCTTATTCATGTCGACGAAGTTCTTGAGCCGCCAGCGCATGCTTAATCGCTCGTGCCACCATTCCCACGGTTCGCAGATCTTGTGCGGATTCGTGCCATCGGGCAGGAGCTTCCGCGCCGGTACGACGGTGATCGCCGCCATCATCACTTGCAAACTACATCGGCGCATGTCGTCCAGCACGGCATCCAGGCATTCCGGCTCGATGTGCTCCAAAACGTCGGTGCAAGTCACGATGTCGCGCGGCTTCGGCGTCTCGTCGAGTCCTTCAATCGCCGGATCGTAGTTCCAGATCGGGTAGCCGAGTGCCGCTTCGAGCGTGCGCTTGCCGCAGCCGTAGTCGAGGATCGACGCCGTTCGGTACTGATTTGCCAAGCCGCTGACGATATGCGCGTAGGTCTGCCCGATGATTCCGTACTCAGGCCGCTCGTGCATTCGTCGGTTCTGCTCGACGTATTCCTGACTGATCAGCAATGGACTGCTCCACGAAGTTAATCTGCTCTGCCCAACCGTTCTTAGCCCGGCACAGTTGCACCGACCGATACCACGGCATGTCGCCCGTGAGTCCATAACGCCAATGGGGCGCGGGGCCAATGATCGCGTAGGTATTCGCCCCAACAGCACCGGCCACATGGACTGCCGTCTGCTGCACCGTGACCACGTAATCAACTGCCGCGAACAGTGCCGCCTGCGCTGCGAGATCCTCGCCGACGCACAGGTTATCCAGACGCACGAGACCGGCTTCCTCGCGCTGCTGCGCAAGCACCGGGTTCGTGTGCTCGTATTGCGCCGAGACGCAGGTAAACCGGTTGCGGATCGGATCGAGGTCAGCCAGCGAGAGTGACCGATCCTTGACCCGCGTCTGCTTCGTGCCACCATGCCATGCAAGCGCCACCCAGGGACGCGGGCCAATGGCGGTGAGCCGCGCCTTGTAGTGCTCCACAAGCTCAAGATCGGGCTTGAGGTACGGCGTACCGGGGAACGCCTCCACCGACCGCCGTAGACGCGCTGCAAGGCTTCCGATTGCGATCTTCGCTGTGTAGGTCTTGTCGTCGTCAGGCTCGGAGATCACCCGGATTTGCGGCCACGTCTTGCGCGCGATCTCGCATACGCGCGGGTTGAGTTCGATGGTCACTTGCTTGGCAAGCGGCAGCACATCCGACACGCACGACATGAACATGATCTCGTCGCCCACGCCCTGCTCGCCGTGAATGTAGAGATGGTCCGTAGGCGTGAAATCCCACCACGGCACGTCAATCGATAGCCTCCGGTCCCAGGTCGGAAGTTGCTGCCGGTATTCGTATTTATCCCAACCCTCGGCCCACTTGCCTTGCGTGAGCAGTGCAAGGCCCATCGACCAGTGAGCATGGACGTTTGTGCTGTCGCACTTCAGCGCACGGCGCAGCCACTTGAGCGCCGTGTCCGGTTGTGCCCGGTCCGAGTACAACGTCGCCATGTTCGAGCACACTTCGCTCGTGTCACCTTCAATGGCGAGCGCACGATTCCAAGCCTTGATGGCTTCGTCGTAGCGATCCTCTTTGCGGAACCCGACGCCCAGGTTGCACCACGCTTGCGCGTTCGACGGGTTGCGGTCGAGCAGGTTAGTCAGCAGGTTGATGGCAAGGCCGGAGTATTCCTGCCGCAGATAGAGATCGGAGAGCAGATACAGCGTCCCCTCGTGGAATGGGGACAGGTTCAGCACACAGTTGTACATGTGTGAAGCGCGCCCGTAGTCCCCCTGTTTATGGAGGTCTAGGGCGCGCTCAAGCGTCTGCTGAATGACGCTCATCTCAGATTAGGTCGTGCT